TCGCCCCTGAAGATGACGACGGCAACGCAGCCACTAAACGTCCAACAGCGCCAGCGGCACCGGTGCCTGACATTACCGACCACCTGTCAGCCATTGAAGCCAGCGCCAACAGCGACGAACTGGCCACTTGCTACACCGCGGCAATTAACGCTTGCCAGGGCAATCAAACGCTCCAGGCCAAAGTAATCGCAGCCAAAAAAGCCCGCATTGAACGCGCAAAAAAGGAAAAAGCAAATGGATAACATTGAACAACGCACCGACGACTGGTTTAGCGCCCGCCTGGGCAAAGTGACCGCCAGCAGCTTACATAAAGTGCTGGCCCGCACCAAAACCGGCTTCGGCGCCGACCGCGCCAATTACCTGACCCAACTTGTGCTGGAACGCGTCACCGGCACCAAAGCCGAAGGGTTTACCAGCGCCGCAATGCAATGGGGCATTGACCAGGAACCTTTCGCCAGGGCCGCATACGAAGCCCACAGGGGCGTTTTGGTTGATGAAGTGGGATTTATACTCCACCCCATCATCGAAATGTCTGGTGCCTCGCCTGACGGCCTGGTGGGCGACGACGGCATGGTCGAGATTAAATGCCCCGACAGCAAAACCGCCCTCGAATGCTGGCTGTCAGACAATCCTGTCGAATCCAAGTATTTCGCCCAAATGCAGTGGCAAATGCGCTGCGCTGGCCGCGCCTGGTGCGACTACGTTGTGTTTGACCCGCGGATGCCGCAAAAGGCCCAGCTATTTATTCACCGCGTCGAACGCGACGACAAGTGGATTGAAGAAACGGAAAAGGAAGTCGTAAAGTTTTTGGCCGAAGTCGATGCCAAAGTTGCAGCCCTGAAAAAAATCATCGGAGAATAGTTCATGTCCAAAATCGTCAAAGAAATTACTTGCATTGTCGGCACCTACGTCAACGCCCAAGGCCAAGACAAAAAACGCTACCAGCGCATCGGCTCAATCATCGACACCAAAAACGGCCCGATGTTGAAACTGGACGTAATACCGCTGAAGGAAGGTGCCTGGGACGGCTGGGCCTACATTAACGACCCGCGGCCAAAGGACGACGCAAAACCGCAGCGCCAGATAGATGATTTCCCGCCTGACAGCGATTTCCCTGAATTTCCATAATGGGGGGCATCATGGGCGCCATTATTGGAATTTTGTGTGTGCTTGCATGGTTTACGCATATCTTCACTTGCTTTGCCCATGCCATGTGGGGGTTTTTGCTGGCCGGTGCAATATTCTTTCCTATCGGAATTTTGCATGGTTTTTACTTGTGGTTTAACTAGGGGGGCGCAATGAATTCAGCAAACATTGAAAAGTCCGACCGGTTGCAACGGGTCTATAAACTGCTGTCCAAAGGTGGCGAGTTCACCACCTTGGACATCATTTACAAGGCCGGTGTGTGTGCTGTAAACAGTATTGTCAGCGAACTGCGGGCTAACGGCTACAACATCAAATGTGAACGCCGCGCCAATAAATGGTTTTACCGGCTGGTCAAGTAACTAGGACAACTCAAAATGCGGCCCGTCAATAAACGGACGACGTTTGTTGGCGCGGCATCGGTCAACGTAGTTGTTCATGGCCGATTCCATTGTCCCTTGCCAACGGCGAATGTCTTTGACAGTCCACGCCCCGCCCCATCGAATAGCAACATCCATTTCGATGGCGGCGGCTTTCATGGCGTCGGCCAAGTCGTCATATAGGTTAAGTTCCCACGACGCCCTGGTGCCGATGTAGGCCATCAAATCCACTGCTTTGCCCTGAACGTGTTTACTGTCCATTGTGTGACTGGCGCCCTTGTTGACCAGTTCCCGCTGGCGTTCGACGGTTCGCAAACCCTCAATCACGGCAAAGTCGGTTTTGGTCAACTCGATGGCCCGCTTGACCACTCTGACCAATCGCTCGTCAACCCCTTCTAGGTTGCTTAGGGAACGCTGCGACAGCTTAAACGTCATTTATCTTTGGCCACAATACCAATCAGGCCGGTAATGGCCAGGCCAGCGGAAACAATGGCTTCAGACAGGCCAGGCGCCATTGGGATGCCCAGCGCGGTCAGAAACAGCGTGATGCCACGCCAGGTCGATGCTTCCTTCAGACGGTCGAAAATGTATGATTTCATGGTGTCCTCACTTATGCCATAGGCTTGTAAAATACCCAACTGCGCTCGATGCGGCTGAAACTAGCGCCATGCCAGCCCAAAAGCCGCCCCTTCCTTGGTTGGCCAATGCCACCAATTTTTCAAGATTGGTTTCCATCTTATCCATCTTTTTTTCCATGTCGTCGAACCGGCGCTCGTAGTCCTGTACCTTTTGCCACAGCACACCGTATTTGACTGGATCAATTTCTGGCACGGCCATTTCATTTCTTCCCTTCGCTAATGTCTTTTAGTGTGCTTCCCGCGCCAGGCTCTAAGGCCCGCTGCGCCCTGGTTTTGGCTTTTGATTCTTGCACCCGCTGGCGAACCATCGTGCCGACCGGAATGCCGCCCATAAACTTAAACCCAGCCACGTTGCCCGCCGCTTCCGCGCCGCCCGCCGCTTTATTTGCTAAGTAGCCGACAAGGGTGTTGGAATTGTTGATGTAATGGCCACGCGGCTGGAACTGCGTATATGCTGCCACATTCCCCAAAGTTTTCAACCGTAGCTGGTTTTCAGGATCAAAAATCACGCCGAAATTATTAACGTCGTCCAGCTTTTTCAGCGCCTTGTTGTAATTAGCCTGGCTGAAATTGCCGCGGCCATCTATGACGCCAGCCTTGTCCGACAAATGGTTAATCGTTCCAGCCTTGATGTGCTGGTGCGCCACAGAATCGCGGCCCAGCGTGTCAATCATCGTGTTGATGTTTTTATTGACGCCGTTAATGACAAACTTGTCAAAATACTTGTCGGCTGGCACGGCGTCATCTACCGCGGCTTTGTAAGCTGGATCTTTCTTCAGCGCCTCAAAACGTTCCCTGGCTAAAGTACGCGCCTGGTCAGCAATCGGCTTTAGCGCCGCGGTTTCGTTGGCCAACGGCAACTTGTCTAGTTCTTCAACCATCAACCGCGCCGCCTGGCGAATGTTTCCATCCTTAGATTCGGCAGACAAACGGCTAGCGTTGCGACGCATTGCCAAATAATTGTCAAACGTCATGCTGCCAAAGGCTTCGCTTAACGCTTTTAGTTCTTTGTACTGCGAAATGCTTTGGCCGTCGGTGGTCAGCAATTCCTTTTTCAAACGGGCATCAATATTTTTAATCAGCGTTTTTGCGTCAACTGGCAATTCACCACCGGCTGCATCGCGCAATTCTTTATATTTGGCATCAATTGCCGTGTTGCGGTCTGTATCCAGTTTTTTGTAGGCGTCAATAAGCGCCTGGCTAGATTCAATGGTTCTGGTCGCATATACATCAGGCGCGGCCAGTTCTTTAATTGCTGGGATGTTTTCGATCAATGCCTGGTTAGCTTCATTTTTTAGCATCGCAAGTTCAGGATACTTGCCGCGCAAATTAGCTTCCTCAGACAACAAGACAGGGTTGCCGGTGGCTTCGCCCTCAGTTAAACGCACAGGAATTGGCAACGCGTCACCTTCCAAGTGCCGCAACACTACGGGCGTGTTGACCTTGTTTAAATCCAGCTTGCCGTACAACGCTTGAAATTCAGGCGTGGCGGTCTGTAACGCTTGCTGGATGATAGTTGCGTCCGGCACACCAGCAGCGCCCACGCTGGCGCGACCAGACTGAAATGGTGGCACATTTGCGGCACCAGGCTGCGGAATAATTGCGGGCGCGGGCTTGGGCTTGATTGTTCCTGGCGCGATAGCTTCTACCGTGCCGGTCACGGCGCGTTGAATGGGCGCGGGGGTAACGTCACCCAAAGCACCCACGACTTTGCCGCCAGCTTGTTTCACCGCTTCGCCAGCATAACCAACCTCACGGGTGACGGCCTGTCCAACCTTGGTTTGCTTTAAACCAGGGACACCAGCCAAAACCGTGTTTATCATATTTTCAGCATCGGCTTTTGGAATACCTAAGTTTTGGCTAATCCAATCCGCGCCTTTGTCGATGTTTTCACCAACAAACTGCATTAAGCGTTGGCTTGCTTCGCCTTTATACGCGGGCGATTCAGTTACGCCCAAGGCTTCACTTACGGGGCGCTGGTACGGCTCGACAAATTGTTTATACGTGGCGGCGCGGCCACGTTCAGCGCGGCCAGGCTCAACCAATCCAAGCGCTTCACCAGCGCGAAGGCCCGCATAGCCGGTTTCGGCTACAACCATTCCTGGCAATGATTGAATGCCGCCAATTACTGTGTCGGCTAGTCCCGCAGCGCCAGCGGTCAAATCACCAAAAAACGAACTAACTTTTTCGGCCACTTTGCCTTTTTTGGGCGGTTCTTGCATAGCCGTATCGACCGCCGCATTGATTGCGTCGGGATTCATTAGCTTGTCAATGTTTTCAATGCCCGTATCATCGGGTGATGCAGTCACCGTCACTTCTGGCAATGATGGTAGTTCGGCGACTCCTGGTTGTGTTATGGTTTTGGTGGGCGCTTTGGTCATCAACACCGCATGAACGGGGTCTTTGCTACCCATAGGCCGGTGAATGCCAAACTCATTCAAAAAACTTTCAGGCACCGATGTCGAAATATCGACAGCATCGGAATGAAATGTTTTTTGTTTTGGGTAATCTGCTGGGTTGATTGGCTGATAAATGCCTTTTTCGCCAGCTTTCCAACGGTTGTACAAGTCCTGCTGTTGTTCACGGGTGCGAACGCCGCTAGTAATTTGCAAATCTTTACCAAATCGTTGACGATGTGCTTCTTGAGCTTGTTGCAAACGTTGCGCCAAATCAGGGTTTAACCCCTCCAAATTTAGGGCGGCGGTCGGCGCTTTTGCTGGGGCCGCTTTAGTGCCAAATGCTTTATTAACCGCAGCGTCAATTTTGGTTGGGTCAAAATCTTCCATTACTGGCCCCCAAGCAATTTTTTAGTTTTGCCAATATTTTCAATCAAGCGCTTGTAACCAGGCGAATCTTTGCCGCCCGCTTCATTTACTATTTCGCGGATGGCTTCGTTATCACTGTTTTTCATAGCGTCATACAAACGAATGGCATTAATGTCCACAGTCTGCGACCATTTGTTTTGGAAGTCACGCGCACTAAACGGGTCTTTGTTTTTCTCAAATGATTTTTGCACGCCCTGGTTAAACAATTCGGTTGCCGTGGTCAACGCACGGTTGACGCGGGCTGTTTGTTTAATGGCAGGGGCCGTCCACTCAGGCGTTCCTGAAATTTCGCCAGCAATACCGCGGGCTGCGTCAGTGCCACCCAAACCGGATGATTGCGCCAACGACGCTGTTTGCAGCGCCATGTAATGACCCAACTGATTCAGGTTAGTTGCGTTGTCGCTGGTAAACGGTAGACCAGCATAACCGCCCGAAAGCGCCCCAACAAAGTTTGCACCGCGGCCAGTGATAACGTCATCAGCCAGTTTAATAATCTGGTTGTTGTTGAACGTTTGCATCGGTACTTGTTTTGCCGCGTCCGATGCCGACAAGCGAATTTGATCTGCGGCTTTTCTGGTTTCTACAGTTTCTCCAGGCGGAAGCTGTGTAACAGGTGTGATTTCTGTTGTTATTTCTCTAGCTGCAACAGGACGCAGTTTTGAACCGCCTGGCAAATCTGCTGCTGACGGCGTAGTAGTAACCGCACGTCGACCAAGGAATCGACCGTCAGGGCCAAATACATTAACAATTGGATTATTGTTAAGGTCATATTCTCCGGTCGGCACTTCACGCGACCCAGGCGGCAGTTGTGTGGTGACCAGCGGTTCAGGGGCAACACTAACCGTTGGTGCCTCACCCGCCATCGACGGTTTAGTTGTCGTGACAAAAGTTGCCGCACCAGTGCTTGCTGTACCGGCTTGCGGCGCAAAACGTTCCTGTTGGGCGCCGACGCTCAACAATGAATTTGCCGCAGAAATTGCCAGCGACGGCAAATCAGCGTTTTCGGGCAACATCGCAACAGTGCCTTTATAGGCATCAACTAACTGCGCCAGACTAGCGTTGTTCGGGTTTTCAGTTACCAGCAAATCCAGTTCGCGCAAATATGCGTTTTTGTCTTTTA